CAAGGTACGCCATTGCCTCTCTGTAGGCTGCGGGACCCGCCGCAAGAGCTTTCTGTAGTCTTGCAAAAGGGAGTATTTGAGTAGCCATGTAGGCGGGGTTTAGCGGGCTTACGTCATCCGCGCCAACGCTTGCCTTTATGTTCTCACCCACAGGAACAAACGGCTTAGTCTCTATGCCCATTTTGTTCGCGACGGCCTTTGTACCCATCTGGGCTAAGTCACCAAGGCCCACGGTCATGTCCGTCGCGGCTGCAACAACGGGCTGCGTAACCTGAGACATTGCACGATTAAGGTTGTCGAGCATGCTTTGGCTTTCAGTCTGCACTTGATCCGTGGGCCGTGGTTCTTCGACAGGGGCCGGGGCCTCTTGGGTGTCCATCGCCATTAACTGGGCCGTGAGCTCGTCAGCCGTCATCGAGTCCGCAGGACCACCGTCCGCGAACCCTTCAGGCTTTTTTACAAGGCCACCCTCCGCAAAGACGGGCCGTATGATTGCCCCTCCTGCCGGTCCGAGGTCTCTGGCTAGTAGCTCATTGTCGTAGCCTGTGGTGGTAAAGTTAGACTGGCGGCTCTCCTCGTCACCCTCGCCAAACCCGGCTATGGCCGGTGAGGTGTAAGACTGGCCACCCCCTTGAGCTTGGGCCAAGGTAAACGGTGCCCGCTTGCCTGCGGCCATTTCGGCAAGGCCATCTCTGTTGTAGTGAGCGTTGGCGAACCCTTCAAGCGTAAGGTTGGGGTCTAGCGTGTCTCGCTGAGATAGATAGCTTTCTCTCACGTCAGGGTTGGCCGCTATGTAGTCCTGTATCGTGCCTGTTCGTGTTGTGGCACCTTGGCCCGCGCCTTGCTCTTCTCTTGGTCGCTGTGAGTCCTGCTGACGGGTCAACGCATAGAGCTGTGAGCGAGACAGTCCGCCACCGTAACTGCCTGTCCTGTTAAGGAGTCCGCTGTACTGGTCGTAGTTGGCGCCGGTAAGTTGACGCAGGTCCTGCGCCGAGCGGCCTTGGGTGTAACGATTAAGCGTATTGGTATCCATGAGCGAACGCGGACGGCTAGTGACAGAAGGAGGGGTGAAGCTGAACCCTGATCCGGTGGCCGAGAGCAACTTAGCAGCAGGCGTGTAGTCAAACCCTGCGAGGTTGCCATACTGATCAGTGACCTCGGTCCGTGGTGGGCTGTCCCTGAACTCACGGTCGAGTGCTTCCTCGCCCGGCGCATAAATATCAGGCTGCGGTGCAATAGGCTGATAGACCGTGGGCGGGACGTACTCGGGCTGCGTGTTTACAAACCTATCCACGGAATCCTGTACTTGCTTTTCCTTCGCTGTTTCTTCAGGTGTCTGTGTCACGTTGAACAAGATGCTTGGATCAACGCCCGCCGCTAACATGTCTTGGAAGGTGGCGCCCTGCTGCGTGGCAACAGTCTGCGCTTCACGTCGCTCGGCGTCGGTCAGGCCGTCGGCCATGAGTCCAGAAACGTAGTTCTGAGCGCCCGTTCTAATCTGCTCCATTGACTGACCGGCATACGGCGCACTTTCAAACGCCGAGCCTACAGTGGAAGGAGTAGAGAACGAGGTAACAGGAAGAGGCGCGCCAGAGGTAAAGATCGCGTCGATAGTGCTCTGCTGAACTCCAGCGGCTAGTGCATCTTCTATCGTAACGCCGGATTCTAAAATGGCATTGTAAGCAGTGGCCACGTCCCACGTGTCAGGGCTCGCGGCTATCTCACCAAGGATACGCTGCTCAGCGGCCAAGAGGTCCGCAGCAGTCTGCCCGTATTTGCCGTAGGTGGCTTCGCCGCCCTCGGCCATTCTAAGAAGCATATCTCGCGCGGAATAATTAGGCATGGGTGAAGCCCTACAGATAAGGTTAGTTATTTCGCATTCTAGGCTTAATAATACTCAGGGACAAGTCCTTCATTTTCCGAAGGATCGTCATCCTCGTCGCTGTGCAGAGAGATGAAATTACCGGCACGGAAACGCATCAGCGCCTGCGTCGTACTATCCACCATGTCGTCGTTGTCACCGTTAGGGAACGCAGCACACTGCTCGATGACTTCGTCCGCCCAATCCGCCTCGGGGGCCCAGACCATGCCGGACTCAAAAATCGGTGCGACAGAGTTAGCCCGTGACACCTTGTCTTGGCCCGCGCGTCGCCCGCCGGGGCTATACATAGTAACCGGAATACCCATCCTACGCAGTTCCTGCTGAAGCGTGATTCCCGTCGCCTTGGCCTCGATTAAGACATTATCCGGCTGCCAGTAGTCATACTGCTCCTTCGCCTTACGCTTTAGGTCAGGGAAGTCCCACCGGCCTTTACGCATGTCAACAAGCAACAGATTAGGCCCAGAGTCCTCCGTGGGGAAGAACACCGCCCACGTCGTGATGACAGAGAAATCCGCCGTCTCCTTCTTCGAGTACGCCGTATCATAGGACTGGATAAGGTATTCCATGTGCGGCATGTAGTCTTTATCCCAAATGCGCCACCACTCACGCTTCAGGATTGCACCCTCATCAGCCGTGGGCCGTTGTTGGTACATCGCGTTCCATTTCTGCACCGACATAGATGCACGGACCGCGCGGAGCTCGTCAAGTTCCCAGAAGCTAGGCCAAAGAGCGCGCTCGTTTTCTTCGCCCTCATCAAAAACGGCAGGGAACTCAATAACCTCCCATTGGTCCGCATTCATATTGGACTGAGATTTGAGTAATCGGGCCGTTAAGTCCTTGGTCCCCCACCGTGTATTGTGGCTAACCACACCATTGGCTATGAAGTTCTCAGTGCGGTCAACCTCAACGTCGAAGACCTCTTCCTCACAGTCATAGCTGATCTCAACTATTTCGTCGGAGGTAATCTGCGGCTTTTTCCAGTGTGCTTGGGTTTCCGCCGTATCCGACGCATAAATTACAGTTGTTGCAGAGCAAGCCCCTGATCCTTCCCATATCATGGCAGTGGTCGATGCACAGCTTCCCATTCCAGTGGGCACGAGTGTTGGAGACAGAAGGCTCCTCGCCACATACATCGCATCGATTTTTGCGCTCTGCCACCATTGCCTCATACTGCTCAATAGTAATTCCGTAACGGTGCTTGATCCTGCTGCTCCGGCTTTGTTCCGGCGTTTTTGTGTAGCCTTTCCACTTGCGGTAACAGCTATTACAAAAACCTTTACTAACCACCAGTTTAGTGCAGTCTTCCGTTTTGCAGGTCTTTCCTTTCCACTTTCCGTGAAACCCAACCCCACGGTACGGTGCATTGGGGTTTTTCCGGTGGTAGCTGGCTGTAGCTTGACATGCCGCGCACGTCCCCCGTCGAGTTGTTGCTCTTGACAGGCGCTCGCATCCGTCAACGATACAAGTAAATCCCCCTCCTTCAAGTGTTTTAATCGTGTCCACGTCTCTTCTCCGTCTTTAACGACTAGGAATGGATGCCTAGCGTTTGCACGGATGATTCTGCCAGATTGTGTTCGTACTGTATATACCGAATCAATACCACTTGACTGCCAGTTGTTTATCTTGGACGTGGCTATGCCACCGTTTTCATAGGTTGCAACAGAGTCCCCCGCCCGCAAGTCTCGCAGAAACGTCTCCGTACCGTCAGGACGCAAGACCCTAGTGTCGCCAACCATGCACATAACAATAACAATTGCTCCGCCGGGCTGCAATCTTGTTCGCGGGCCAGAGGTGTACCATTCCCAAGCGTTGTCCAGAGCTAGGGCTGAGGCCGCGTCCTGCTCCGAGTGCGGGTCATCAATGATCAGCATATCCGCACCACGGCCCGTCATCGCGCCGCCTACACCTACAGCAAAGTACTCCCCACCTTTGTCCGTGTCCCACCTTCCGGCGGCTTTACTGTCAGCCTTCAAGGCAACGTCAGGGAATACTTCCTTGTATTTATCAAGGTCCATCAAGTTACGCACCTTGCGGCCGAACCTGACAGCGAGCTCGCCGGTGTGTGTTGCCTGAATGATCTTGGTGTTTGGCTTACGGCCCATGATGTAGGCAGGCAGCAGATACGACGCAAATTCTGATTTGGTGTGTCGAGGAGGCATGTTAACGATCAAGCGCTTCAGGGTGCCCTTGGCTATTCTGTCAAAGGCGTCAGCCATAATCTTATGGTGGCTGCTGAGTATCGCTTCAGGCCAGACGTATTGAGAAAAACCGATAAAGGTGTCCTGTGCCCGTTCTTGGCCATCTAACAAGGCTAGGCGGAGTTCTAGTTTTAAGCGTTCGGCTTCGACATCTTGTTGCATACGGATTCCCATTTAGTAGAAATTTGCTAAAAATTTATAGCCCCTTTGATTGTCAGAAACAAGGGGGTGGGTATCGGACAATGTTGCACGTGCAACATTGTCCATTTTTGTTTTGGGCCAAATTAATTGTGTGAAAACTGGCTATAGCCCTCTTGCTGAGCGAGGGGCCGGGGCCTCACCGCCTCAAATGAGAATCATTCTCATTCAGCCCTCAAAACGGCCAAAAGGGACCCGCTATTTCCGGTAATAACCATTACCGGAAATAGTGAATCGTTTAAAATCAAGCACTTAGCTATTTCCATGCACCTCGAACCCGGCAAAACACTACATCTTGTGGTTGCCCCGATTCGGGCACCTCGGGTCATGGCCCACGCATCTGGGCGCCCAGAGCCAAAAACGCGCCGCTCGCACCCCGCGCGGGGGCGGCCGAGGGCCCCTTCCCAGTTTCCACTGTGGCACGTTCTCTTGCAGGCAGTAGGTAGGCAGGGGGTCAGGCTAAACGCGCTCACAGGCCTTCTCCGTCGATATACGAGCACTCTTTACTATTTCAGCACGCAATTCACTCCAGTCGACTGCATTCAAGGCCCACTGGGCCACTGGAGGCGTGTCTACGCCCCTCTCGTGCAGCTCCTGAGCCTGCGTGCCGTGGTACAGCAGCAGGCGCGTCTCAGCGGCCTTGGTCGTCCCCTTGGGGTGCCACTGGACTAGAATGTACGTCGGCATCCCCATCGTCCCGTACTTCAAAGCAAAGGCTATCTGGTGCGGACTCAGCCTCACTTTCTTGCCCGTCTTCACCACCTTCAGCTCCACCATTGAGTAGGTCGGCGGCAGGGCTATCAGGCAGTCCGGTATCCCGAGGTTCACCCGGTTCTCCAGTCGCACTATCGTCGCGTCCGGCAGATTTGTTTTTACTCGCTTGTGCAGCGCTGCTTCTGGTCCGAGACTCGGCATCGCGCATCTCCTCAATTATTGTCTTGGCGGGTGGGACATCCTCAAGCTCTTCTATCTGCTCAAGCTCTTCTATCTGCTCAAGCTCTTCTATCTGCTCAAGCTCTTCTATCTGCTCTGGCTCGATGTCTATGAGGGTCTGCGGCGGGGAGCCGTACAGCGCTTTTATTTCTTCGAGCTTTCGAGTGACCTCTTCTTTCGACATGCTGTCGATGGTGCCGTGCCTGATCTCTTTGCGCTCGATGTAGATGGTGCCCAGAGCTTGGCCGCGCCGGTATTCAGCAGAGACTGCTGCGCCGAAGTTACCTGCCTCGAGAGCCTTGTCACGAATTATTTGCATGTCGCGCATGTGCCGGTCGAAGTTCGTGCCGTATTTCTCAGCAAGCTGTGCTCGATACTCTTGGATAGCTGCGACGACGTGCGGTTTCTTTTTTGGGTCGGTGAGTTCTGAGGCTATTGAGCTTGCGGATTCCTTTGGATACCCAGCGCGTATGGCGGCTTCAGTTAAAGTGATCCGGCCGTCGTTTGATATGAACTCTTGAATAAACCTCCATTGTTTGGGGTTGACAACGTGCTTTTGGTCTTTAAGTGGCGCTACCGGCTCGCTTAACCGTTGCTCAAGCTTGTCTCGGACTGCGGGCCTTAACGGGCTAGTGTTTAAGATGTCTCGGCGTTGCTTTCCCTCATCGCGCTTGCTCATGCTGTCCTCCTGCAGGTCCACACAGGGCCTTCTGACTGCACCACAGAAAAACGTCGGCCTGTGCCATTACGGGACTTGTAGAACGTCGACAGGGCGCTGTTAATGCGCTTGGCGTCCTCTTTTGAGTGCACAACAAAATAATCGCCGAGGACCATGCCCTTAAACGGGTAACGGGTCTGCCTGTGGTTGCCGTTGCAGAACTGCAGAGTGTGCTGGCGTGGAGTAATGCCTGTGAGTGTCATTGTAGCCTCGCAAGTTGGAAAAACGGTATTGTATCGACAGGTTATCAATCTGTCCATTTTCAAGCA